ACCCAAACGCCACCGCCACCGCCGAACGCCTAAAAGGGCAGTATGCCAGCTTGCGCCTGAAGGCCATGCAGCATGAGGTAGCGGTATTTGCTTCCCAAGCCTTGCAACTGAAAGCGCAGATTATTTGTGGGAATTATTCGCCAGAAACTATCTTGAAGATGGCCGCAGCGCAGGAACTGAAAGAGGCCGATAGGGCGTTGGTTCCGCAGGCGCTTGCGCTATTGATTGGCGAAGAACGTATGGCCGACCCCGTTAATGGTGGTCGTGGGAAAAACCCCATGCGTTCGTTCCGCATCGAGGTCAACGCCGATTCGATGGTGCAGATGGATGAGGAAGAAGAAAAGACAAAACGCATCGAGTTTATTGCGGCGCAGGGTGCGTTCATGGAAAAGGCGCTGCCGATGGTGCAGGCGTCCCCTGTGGTTGCGCCGCTGGTTGCTGCGCTGTGGAAATTCAGCGTGACCGCGTTCAAGGTTGGCAAGACCCTGGAAGGCGAATTCGATCAGGTCATCGACAAGGCGAAGGAACTTGCTGCGAATCCACCGCAGAAGCAAGACCCGGAAATGGAGCGCGTGAAGGCAGAAGCCGCATCGCAGCAGCAGCGGGCGCAGGCCGATATGCAGATTCAGACCCAGAAGATGCAATCGGACATGATGCTGGACAAGATGAAGCTCCAGGCAGAACAGCAGGCCGAACAGCAGCGCATGACGATGGAGGCGCAGTTCAAGCAGCAGGAAATGAATTTCATGCAGATGTTCGAGAAGTGGAAGGCCGAGATGGATGTTCGCAAAGACTTGCAGATCGCGAAGATCAATGCCGATGCCATGCCCAAAGAGAAACCAGCCGGGAGGCCGCAATAATGGCTGACGTTCGCGGCGCATCTGGCGTGCCGGGCACCACGCAGTTCGGTGGTATTTCCACACCTACGCCATCGACGCCACTCTATGTTGATTTATCCACTGGCGATTTGTATGTACTGCTCAACAACACCGTGACATTGGTTGGTAGCATCGCCGGTGGGTCAAACTACATCATCGCTAGTCAGGCGTTCTCAAACCATAGCCAAGAGCCGAAGGTCATTGAGGACGCAAATCAGTTATTGGCTACACGCGCATTTTCTTCAAACCAACCATCACAACAAATGGTCGATGACGCCAACCAGCTTCTTGCCATGCGGTCTTTTTCAGGCAGAGAACAGGCGGCAGAGGCCATTATTGGGACGGCCAGCGATCTTATATCGCAGCGCGTGTTCCGAACAGGCCCACAAGCAACCACTTGGATGGCATAAATGGCAACCTTCTCAAGAATTCTATTATCTGGGTCAACTAGCGGCAGGCCCATTAAGGTTGCCGCTACTTCAACACCAGGCACGACAATTCACACCGCCGTTAGCGGCGCAACGTCATTCGACGAGATTTACCTATGGGTAACAAACACCGACTCATCGGCCAGGGCTATTACGATTGAGTGGGGTGGAACCACAGACCCGGATGATTTGATCGCCAAGACAGTATCTCTGACGGCCAATTCAGCGCCGTTCCCGATCATCACTGGGCTGAACCTGAATGGCGGTTTGGTTATCAAGGCGTTCGGCAGCGCGGCCAATGTGCTGTTGATTGATGGGTATGTGAACAGGATTGCGTGATGTGGAGATATTTCCTGTGAGAGTGCGATTTGTTCAAATCGATGGGGAATTGCATCAGGTTGATCCAGACTGGACACCTGAGCCGAAGTCTGATTATCACGTTATTGGCGATATACAGCCATACCAGAGCATGATAGACGGCACCATGATTACATCGCGCTCGCATCACAGGGCGCACCTGCGACAGCACAACTGCGTCGAGGTGGGCAATGATAGTAGCCTCCACAGGGCACCTAAACCCCTTTCAGCACCGCCGGGGTTGAAGGAAGATATTATCCGGGCGGTGAATGAAGTTGAACGAAAAATTAGGAGATAAACATGGCACTTGCAAACAGAATTATGGGCGGCGGGCTGTCGGCTGGTGCCGCTCAAGCGGTCAACGGGGATGTTGCTAGTGGTCTGACGTCGGCGGGAACCAACCAAGGAACCGCTTTGGAACTAACATCTGGTGTGAATGTCGTTGAAACCGCAGCAGCCTCGACTGGGGTTGTTCTCACCGACAGCATGATTTCGGATCAGTATGAAATCCTGAATCTTGGGGCAAACGCAATTACGGTGTACCCGCCTTCTGGCGCTAGGATCAATGCGATTGCAACAAACGGCGGCTTTACACTTGCAACCAATACAGCCTGTAAGATCAGAAAGTTCACATCGACCAGATGGGTGGCTTGGTTGAGTGCGTAATAGGCGATCTTCCCCCGCCGAGAGGCGGCATTTTCCCACTAGACGGAGTTTTTCATGGAAAACGTCGAGACTGAGACTACTCTCAGAGATGACTTAGCGGCGAGCTTTGATGCGGTTGAGGCTGGCGTCACAACGCCTGACGCGCCGCCCATCGTCACAGAACCAATAGAAACCGATGAGCAAAAAGCGGATCGCCTGCGCGATGAGCAGGGGCGCTTCGCCAAGGCCGACGAGAAAAAGGCTTCCGCGCCGCAGGTGAAATCTGGATCATCACCAGAAGGACTAGCTACACCTGCGGCTGCGGAGCCTGCTAAGAAAAATCGACCATCCAGTTGGAAAAAGGACTACGACGCGCATTGGGAGAAATTCGACCCAACCGTTCAGGACTACATTCTGCAACGCGAGAGCGAGTTCGCCAAGGGCGTATCGACCTACAAGCAAGAGGCTGAATCGGCCCGCGCATTGAACGAGGCCATCGCGCCATTCCAGCCACTGATGCAGCAGCACAACGTACAAGCCGCGCAGATTATTCCTAATCTGCTGGCCGCTCATGCCAGCCTTGCCACAGGTTCAGCACAAGACAAGGTGATGATGGGCGCGAAACTGATCCGCGACTACGGCATCGACCCGCAGCAACTTTTCCAAGTGCTGTCTGGGGCGCAGCCGTACCAGCAACCACAAACCTATCAACCGCCACAACCTCAATTCAACATTGACGAAGTGGTGGAGCAGAAACTAACGCAACGTGAAATTCAGTCAGAATTCAACAAATTCGTGGCAGAAGCTCCAACGAAATATCAGCATTATGAAGCGGTCAAGGACACTATGGCTGGACTCCTCCAAGCCGGATTAGCCCAAGACTACAAAAGCGCCTATGAAGCAGCACTTCGCCACCCGCGCCACGCCGACCTCTATGAGCAGGAGCAGCAACAGCGCCTGCAACAAGAAGCGTCAGCCCAAGCCGCGCAAAAGCAAGCTGTTGTGAATAAAGCGCGTTCCAACGCAGTCAGCGTCAAGTCCTCTACTCCTAGCGGGACGATGGCCACTGCAAAAGGGAACACCAGTCTGCGAGATGACCTGTCGGCAGCGTTCGACCAGGTTACATCGAGCAGGGTTTAATTCGATCTGACATAAGGAGCCAATCATGGCTTATGCAAACAGTTCGATCACGGACATCATCGCTTAGATTGGGCGATATAAAACCGGGTGAACCAAGTGAACGCTGAGATGCCAACACTGAACCAAGCCGCATATGTAGGCGCAAGCCGAGGGATGCGGAAGGCCAAACGACTAGGCGGTGAGGAAACGATAATCCGCCCACGAGCGCCCGGCGCCTTTAAATCAGAGAGGGGAATCCCGAATGATTTGTATATACGCTTTGACGTGCATACCAACTGGGAATGCCTATATAGGCTGCACCAGAGGGAAACTTGCGAAAAGATTTAGAGAACACAAATGCAAATTGAATGCAAAGACACACTCAGAGCCGCTTTTACAGGCGGACTGGGATTTGCACGGTTCTCAGATGTTTGTGATGGAATCGGTAATGGAGTTGGAAGAGGACTCGTCGCTGCATACGTTGCGGGCAATGGAAAAATTTGCAATGCAGCGATACAAGGCGGCAGGTCTTTTGTACAACAGGAACGAAGCCTGTTTTCAGCCAACACGCGAAGCGATAGAGAAAAGCGCGGCGTTGAATGTGAACAAAGGCAGAGTCCAATCTGCGGAGTCAAACCTGAAAAGAAGTTTGGCTCAAAAAGGCATACCGAAAAACCACGGACACAAAATCAGTGCGACAAAGCGGCTAAAGGCGATGAGATAGTCTCCTCTGCATCAAATAAAAGATGCAGGAATCGGATAAAGAGCCGATTCACTAAGACATGGACTACGATACAGAATCGAAGCGGTAAGTTGGCTGATAACTGCATGAACAACAACGCCCTCTTGCGGCGTCTGAAGCAAAAGGGGAATGTACGTCCGTTCTCCGGCGGTAACGTGATCTTGGAAGAAATCATGTACGTCGATTCTTCTTCGATCAACGCGAACTCCTACTCCGGCTATGAGGCGCTGAACATCGGCGTGAATAGCCCCATCAGCGCGGCGCAGTTCAGCATTACGCAGTACGCTGCTGCCGTGACGATGAGCGGCCTGGAAATGCTCCAGAACGCGAGCAAGGAACAGATCATCAACCTGATGGAAGGTCGTGTGAAAGTGACCGAGGCTCAGTTGATGAACCGCATCGACTACGATATGTATCAGGACGGAACTGGCAACGGTGGCAAAAACCTCACCGGTCTTGCCCTCGCCGTTGCTGACACGCCGACTTCCGGCACCTATGGTGGTATCTCCCGCACATCATGGTCGTTCTGGCAGAACCAGTATTATCGTGGTGTGACTGATGGTGGCGCGGCTGTTTCTGCCGCGAATATCGCCCAGTATCTCACGACACTGTGCCTGCGCTGCGTTCGTGGCAACAACTCACCTGACCTGCTCATTGGGTCGGCAAACTACTATGGGTTCTATGTGAGTGCGCTGCAAGCAATACAGCGCGTGAACAGTTCCGATGGTAGTGCATCGGCTGGTGCAGGCTTCCCGTCGCTGAAGTTCTATGGCGGTGGCATTGCAGCAGACGTTGTGTTTGGTGGTGGCGTCAACGGGGCGGTCAACACCGCCGGTACCGCTGGCGGAGAACCTACCAGCCACTTCTACGCGCTGAACACGGATTATCTGTTCTTCCGCCCACACAGCGACCGCAATTTCGTACCCATCGGCGGTGAGCGTCAATCAGTGAACCAAGACGCCATCGTGAAGTTGATTGGATGGGCTGGCAACATGACTTCGAGCGGCCCGCAGTTCAGCGGCGTCCTCACGGCTTAAGGAGATAAACATGGCCACTGTTACCTCAAGTTTGATCGGCGTGAATCTGCTTGCTTATGACTCTACTGCCCAGTTCGCAAAGGGCACACAGGTCGTTGGCACCGACGGTTCTCTGTTCGAGTACGTAAATACCCTGTCGGCTGTTGCAGCCTACAACGCTGTGTGCATCGATGACGCTGGCGATGCATCGAATCTGACCACAACCAATGCCGCCTTTTACAAGAAAATTGGCGTGGCGCAGATTTCGATTGCGGTTTCCTGCTACGGTTGGGTGCAGCGTTCTGGCAAGCTCCAAGTCAACGTGGCGGCGAACTGCAACGATTTCGTTGCGCTGTTCACCACTGCGACGGCTGGCGTTTTGGATGACGCGACCGTTTCGGAGTGCCTGGTGCTCGGTTTGAACACCTACTCCTCGACGGTTACGGCGTCTGCGGTATCCGCTCTGGGTGCCGCGCCGCTGCAAATCTTCCCGTTCGCCAATCCGGCGTAAGCGAAGATGCTGCACGCTCTGGCATTCGACACCAAGCAATTCAGTATCCCGGATGGGATACCGACTCACATCGAGTCATCGATTGCTCGTGGTTTGCCAGAGCTTCAACCCGCTATCTGCTCTCACGATGGGTGCATGGTGATTGTAGGTAGCGGGCCTTCTCTTGCTGACCATGTAGATGACATCAAGGCAGAGCGGGAACGTGGCAGGCCGATATGGGCGGTAAAAGGGGCGCATGATTGGCTTATGGGGCACGGCGTCGAGCCAGATGTTTTCCTTTCCATTGAGCCGCGTGACAGGAGAAACAATATCCAGCTTGTCAATGATGACACTGTTTATTTATTGGCATCAAGGGTATGCCCAGAAGTGTTTGACCATCTAAGCGGAAATAATGTAATGATTTGGCATTGCGCTTCATCCGATAATGAGAACGCTGTGCTGATGAAGCATCGGAAATACGGCATCGGCGGCATGAGCACATCCGGGTTAAGGGCGGTGCATGTTGGTGTGCATCAGGGCTACCGGAATTTCGTGATGTACGGCATGGATTCCTGCAATGCGCCAGATGGAATTACCAAGCGCATCGACGGAAGCCTGACTGGGCAGCAGCAGGACGTGATTGTTGGTGGAAGAAAGTTTATATGCAATGTGGCGATGGCAAAACAGGCGTTTGATTTCCAGTATCTCTATGCGCTCTTGCCTGGCATACACATTGATGTTAAGGGTGACGGGCTGTTGGCGGCGATAAACACGCAGCGAAAAAAGGAAGGCAAGCCAACGTGAGCGCAAAAAGCATTGTTTGGGTGCATCCATTTGGGCCAACAATAGCGTCTTACAGATACCGCGCTGCCATTCCCTGCGAAGAAGTTGGGAAGATCAACGGATATACTACGTCCTTGCAGGACGGAGAAGCAGATATTGTGGTGTTTTCCAAGCCATCAGCAGAACAAATCCCAATCGCAGAGAAAGCAAAGGCAGATGGCGTCAAGGTTATTGTTGACTTGGCTGATGACCATTTCGACCACCCCATTGTCGGGCCGATCTACCGGAAATTTGCAGAACTAAGTGACGGCATTGTGACCGGATCAACGGTCATGCGAGGGAGAATTTACGACTACATCAAGCGCGACGCGGCAGTTCTTCAAGACCCATACGAACAGGAAGAATGCGAACCGCACGCGAACGGGGATGATTTTCTGTGGTTCGGGCATATCCGCAATTTCCATGAAGTGCAAGTTGTTGCACAGTTTATGGGAACTCGCAGATTGCGCGTCGTGACTGGGCCAGAAAAATTGCCAGGAACGATTCAGTGGACGCCATACTGCATGCCAAAGGTGTTTGCGGTATCGAACATGGTTATTCTTCCGACGCAGGAAGGTGCGGAGTACAAAAGCCCGAACCGCCTGTTGAACAGCATCCGGGCAGGTTGTTTTCCGATCTGCATGGCGCACCCGGCGTACCACGAATTCCGTAAGTTTGTCTGGGTTGGCGACTTCCTGACTGGGCTGCGCTGGGTTGATGTGTTCAAGGATGATTTGAACGGTCTTGTGGCGCAGGCGCAGGACTATATTCGTGACCGCTACTCTCCAGCAGCCATTGGCAAGCAATGGGCCGATTATCTGGAGTCCGTATGAGAATTCATATCGGCGCTGGCGATAAATATTGGCCCGGTTTTTTGAACTGTGATGCCTACGGCGAGCAGGATGTTGTGACTGACTGCCGGAAACTGCCTTTCGACGCCGACTATGCCGATGAAATACAGGCGATCCACTTTGTTGAGCATGTGCCGAGAATGGACGTGGACAACATGATTATGGACTGGCACCGGGTTTTGAAGCCAGGCGGCAAACTGGTGATCGAGGTTCCTTGCCTGAACAAAATGGCGCAGCACATAATCAATGGCGAGAAGAACATCAGAATGACAACGCTTGGAATATTTGGCGACCCAAGAGACACAAAGCCTGGAATGATGCACGCATGGGCCTATACTAAGGAAGAACTGACGGAAATCGTGCAGCAGGCCGGATTCTCGGACATTCAGTACATGGAACCGAAGTTTCATCATCCACCCCGCGACATGCGTATTGAGGCGATGAAGCCATGAACTATTGCAGGCTTTGCGGTGGCACCGTGCGGCTGAAAATGGCCCTAAATCCAACACCAATCGCCAATTCGTTTCCTGATGAGCCGCACTTCGGGGAATTGTACCCGCTAGACCTTAAGCAGTGCGATGTGTGCCAGCATGTGCAGATAGGCCACGTTCTGCCGGACGATGTTCTGTATGGAGCGTCCTACAAGTATGAAACACCATCGGCCCAGATACCAGAGCTAGAAGAACGGGCAATATCACTTCGCACCAGATACCCAAAAGCCAAGCGTGTTTTGGAGATTGGTGCAAATAATGGGTTATTTGTTCAGCAGTTAAATAGATGGTTTGAGGCCATAGGTATTGACCCTTCCAGCAGGTCTAGTTTGGTTATCCCAACTGCATTTGATGCGGTGGCCGCTGGATCGCTAGGCAAGTTTGATTTGATTCTCGCCAACAACGTGCTGGCCCACATTGATGATCTTAATGACGTTTTTGTTGGGATTGACCATTGTTTGAGCGAGAACGGGCATCTTGTGTTTGAGGTTCAATATTTCATGGACATGGCCGAAAAAGGCTTGTTCGACATGATCTACCACGAACACCGCGACTATCACACGCTTGTACCGATGGTGGGGTTCCTTGCAAAGCATCATTTGGCGATCAAACTGGTGGAGCGCATGCCTAACCATGGTGGTTCAATCAGGGTGCATTGTGGGCGTGGAGCCGGGATTGCAGTAGTTGAAAAAACAATAGACTGGGACGCATTTCATTACAAGGTTGCAAAAGCCACGGCTGAATGCCTGTTCCAAGTTAAAAACGCCCGTTCTCAGATTATCGCTTTCGGTGCAACGGCCAAGGCTTGCACGCTGATTCACCAATTTGGCATCGAGGATATTATCGCCTATTGCGTAGATTGCACACCAGGGAAGATAGGAAAATATATTGCCGGGACACGCATTAGGATTATTGATGAAGGGGTTTTGTTGCAATCCAAAAGCGACAAAACACTTCTGCTTACAGCGTGGAATTACGAGAGTATTATCCGCGCCAAGTATCCTGGCTTTGATTTCATTGTGCCGTTTAAGCAGTCGCAAAAACTAGCAGCATAACCAGTTCCTTACAGGAGATTATCAATGAGTGCCCCAATGATGGCGTCAGACGCAGCAAACCCGCAGTTTATCGGTGCCAGCAACCCAGATGCGGCAATCGTGGTGAAGTTCTATTCCCGCGCCGTGCATCAGCCGTTTGAGAGCATCAAGCAGAACCGGCCAATCTATCTGGACGTGGATTTCGTGATGATCCATACACCAGGAAACCAACTGAATATCGTTGACACGCCGGTTACGTGGGAGCACAAGCAGCGGTTCGCACAGCAATGGGCGCAGTATCAGGCTGGTAAAGGAAGCGGCATGGAAATGGGAACGCCAGTCACGGCATGGCCGCTTCTGTCATCGGCACAGGCAGAAGAATTCAGGGGGCTGAAGTTCTACACAGTGGAGCAGCTTGCCAACGCATCAGATGGGCAGTTGCAGAACATCGGCATGGTCGGCGGCATGAACCCTATTGCGCTGCGAGAACGAGCCAAGGCGTTCTTGGGGCAGGCGCAAGCAGGTGTCCCTGCTGCGGCACAAGCACAGGAAAATGCCGACCTTCGCGCTCAGTTGGCAGCGCAGCAAAAGCAGATCGACGCCATGTTGCAGGCAGGAATAGCGCCACCTGAGAAGCCAAAACGCCACCGCCGTACAAAGGAAGAAATGGCCGCAGCACAGGCCGCACAGGCAGAACCATTGCAGACTGTCGCGCCGCAGCAAGAGGCAGGGCAACCCTAAGGAGTAGTCATGGGATCAAGCGTACTCGCACTGGTTAATCAAGCCCAAGGGGAAATGGGTCTAGCTGTGTCATCCACTGTTGTCGGGAACACCAACACGGATGTAATACAGCTTCTTGCGCTGACTAATGCGGTAGGGTACGAATTGACCAGAAGGCACCAGTGGCAGTGGGTAAGCAAGGTCAATCTGTTCCAGACTGCGTATCTCAGCACAACAGGCAACACAACGTCTGGGAGCGCGATTATCACCAATATCCCTGACACCAGCACACTGTCAACAAACTACACGGTCACTGGCACCGGGATACTAAATAACAGCCAAATACAGTCTGTGGACTCGTCATCACAAGTCACCATGCAGCAAGAAGCGAGCGCATCTGGAACTGGCACAACGCTCACGTTCTCCCAGACCAAGTATTCGATGCCGAGCGATTTTGACCGCCAGATTGACCGCACACACTGGGACAAGACGCAGCACTGGCAGATGATTGGCCCGGAAACCGCCCAGCAATGGGAGTGGCTGACTAGCGGCTACATCAGCACTGGCCCTATTGTCCGGTATCGAATATTCGGCAATACGTTCCAAATCTGGCCACCGCAGGGGACGGAGCATTATTTGGGGTTTGAATACATCAGCAAGAATTGGGCACTAACGTCAGGTGGAACTGCGAAAAGCTCATTTACCATAGACACGGACACCTGTGTTTTCCCTGATCGACTGATGGTATTGGGCCTCAAGCACAAGTATTTCCAAGTGAAGGGGCTTGGCGACGTGTTCCGCGATGACTACGATGCCGAGTTCTCGATTGCGCTGGCGAATGATGCCGGGTCGCAGACATTGAGCATGAACCCGAGGGTTCCGGAAGTGTTGCTTGGATGGAATAATTTGCCTGATTCTGGTTACGGAACATAATGTTAGGACGCACACGCATCCCATCTCGTCGCCGCCCAAACATGCCGGATGCGCGAGCTGTGTCTATTGCCGCGCCTACTGGGGGTTGGAATGCCAGGGACGCCTTATCTGACATGGACGCCCGCGATGCTGTTTCTTTAGTCAACTGGTTCCCCTATACAACGTATTGCCAGCTTCGCAACGGCTATAGCAGGCACGCCACTGGCATTACTGGGTGGGTCGAGTCAATCATGGCCTATACGGGCGGCACAACCGAAAAACTGTTTGCCGCAGCAGGCACAGTAATTTATGACATAACCACGGCTGGAACAGCATCATCTTCACGCACCGGAATGACCAACGCTCGCTGGCAGTACGTCAACAATACAACCAGTGGCGGGTCGTATATTCAGTGCGTGAATGGCGCAAACAAAATGCAGTTTTATACCGGGAGCGCATGGGCGGCAGACGGCGACGGCGGGTCATATAATATTACCGGCGTTGATACTGCAACCTGTATAGGTATAACACTATCTCACAATCGCGTATGGTTGGTGCAGAGCGCAACATTAAAGGCGTGGTATTTGCCAACCAATTCCATAGGTGGTGCGGCAACTGCTTTTGACCTGTCATCGTTTTGCCAGCGCGGCGGCTATCTAATGGCCATCGAAACATGGACGATGGATGCAGGGTACGGCATGGATGACATGACCGTTTTTATAACGTCTGAAGGGGAAGTGCTGGTATATCGCGGCACAGACCCCGCATCATCGGCAACTTGGGGGTTGATTGGCGTGTATTGGGTTGGCTCTCCAATAGGCCGCAGATGCGCCGTGAAATATGCTGGCGATTTGCTGATTATCACGCAGGATGGTGTGCAGCCGATGTCACTGGCGTTGCAATCCAGCCGCCTGAATGCCAGGGTAAGCATCACAGACAAAATTCAAGCTGCCGTATCTTCTGCGGTTACAAATTACGGGGCGAACTATGGCTGGCAGCTATTGCCTTTCCCCGCAGAAAACATGCTTTTCCTCAATGTGCCATTGCAGGCATCTTCCACTTATCAGCAGTATGTAATGAATACCATCACTAGGTCATGGTGTAGTTTTACCGGGTGGAATGCCGTTTGTTGGGAACTGTTTAATGACCGGCCTTATTTTGGTGGGAATGGGTATGTTGGCAAGGCATGGGATACACTGGCCGACAATACAGGCAATATCATGGGCAACGCGTTGCAGGCGTTCAACTATTTCGGTGCGCGGAACATTGAGAAGCAATTTACCCAAATGCGCCCGGTATTCAACACCAACGGCAGCCCGTCTATTCTGACGCAAATGAATATTGATTTTGACCAGTCAGACCCAACGGCGACGGCGGCGTTCACGGCGTCGAATTACGGAGTTTGGGACACATCACTCTGGAACAACGCGCTATGGGGGCCGGATTTGGCTATCAGCGCGGTATGGCAGGGTGCTAATGGTATTGGCCGGGCGGGGGCACCGCATGTCATCGCCAACTGCCAAGGCATTAACCTGCAATGGTTGTCCACAGACGTAATTTGGCGGCCTGGGTCGGTGTTCGGGTAATGGACGGCCTCATTATTGGGAAAGGCGTGGTGGAATGGGTTGCCGACCAGACGAGCGAATTTGGCAACTTCGGAACGGATATTGGGATCGGATGGGCACGCTGGCCGGAGCCTCGCCCAAGTACATATTCTGGATATGAAGAATGCGAAATTCACCCAGAAAACTACCTAATCGCTGGTGTTGCGTATGCGAACTGGAATGGTGTAAATGTAGAGTGTCATATCGCCTCAGACGGCAGCAGGCGCTGGCTGACGCGGCAATTCCTATGGACGATCTTCG